AAGTGGGGCAACTCATTCAGCTACACGTTGGTGCCTGAAGAAGCCAAACGAGTGGTCTGATGGAGGCTATCGTTGATTCCTTGTTGGCCGATGGCCACCTCGGCATCTTTGCGGCATTTCTGGTGTTTCAGTTCATCACGATGCAGAAGCGCTTGGACAAGCTTGTTGAGGGGTTTCAGGAGCAAATTGAAGAGATCCGTAAGGACTACAACGATCGCATTGAGAAGATACGTGAGCGGTACGACCGAGTCATTCAAGAGTATCGGAACAACGCTGACAGTCAGTCCAAAGACTTTTTGATTGCACGTACGAAAGTACACAACGACATCGTATCTCGACTCGACCGTATTTTAGATCGAGACAAGTAAAAGAACTAAATCAGCTTGCTTATCAGCGTCACGATGGAGACGATCAATGCCGCAGAAGAAAAGATCATCGCTCGTCTATTGGCACGCCAACTGCGCTCAACACCATGTCGCTTTACTTCAAACTCGAAGTGCTGCTCAGGCGTCCAGTCAGGAATCCTCTGAGTGTACTCAGGGCACTTCCGATGCTCCCACAGAGCGTCCTCAGGAATGTCGAGCCCTCGATACATCAAGCAGACGCCTGCCTGTTTGCTGACACCCTCGTAGGGCTTGAAGAATCCACATCGCCCACATCGGGCCATAGCTCAACCCCCCACCCGGTAGGAATCGCCCATGCTCATGCCCCGAGATGGGAACAGACGATGTGGGTGGGGGGCCAAGGGGACGTTTAGCTCTTCTTAGCCGATGCTGCGCCGGCAGGGGTGGGCGCGATGGCGTCGTTAAGCATATCAAGCACTTTCATCAGCCCTTCTGGTGGCCCGTCGTCGCGGGCGACTACCTTCACATCATACTTGGCGCTGTTGTCACTGCTGCGGCTGTTCTCACTGTGGTTGGCTACGGAGCCGTGTACGGTCACGTCACAGCTAAAAAGGCCCGCATTGTACTTGGCGTGCGCTGTAAGCTCAGCCTTCGTGTCCGATGTCGTCTTGCTAGATGTCGATGACTTCACTTCCATGGTGAAGCGGACCTCAGCCTCCTTCACCGACAGCGAGGGAGTATTGATGATGGCAAGCAGCGGTACCTGGAGGTCAACCTTCTCCAGTGATGTCGAGCCATCAGGAGCCGTGGTGGGGCGGTTGAAGCTGAAGTCGACCGTGCGGGCGCTCATGTTGCCGCCACCGGCATCGTTCAGTCCGACATCCTTGATGAAGTCGCTGGAAGCCTTGGCGAGGAGCGTCTGAGCGCTACAGGCGGCCTTGAGTGGGCCACCGATAAGCTGGTCCATGGGAAGACCACCGAACTGGTCTGACATCTTTACGAGTTGATCTGGCATCGTTTACTCCTATGGAATTAGCTTTATTAGCTGGTCATCGATTCTTGCATAACCTTCTGGGGGCTCGCTGCCTTTGAAGATCAACTTTACCTTAGCAGCATTGTTCTGCTTTTTGAACCATGATGGAGTGTTGGCACAAGGCCGGACCATCAACTTGCCTTTCTTCTTGTCCGCCGTAAGCCCAGAGATCTCGACAGACATTTCCACTTCGAGCGTATCCACACGGAGGCTTTGACCTGTCGTGAGCGACTGGAGGGGGACCGGAACTGTTTTGTGTACCAGTACTCCATCTTCCCATGTTGGGATCTCCATGACGACCATACGAGGTGCATATACGTGTCTTCCGTCGTCATCGGTGATCGGATCTCCATTCTCATCAACCTTCAACTCCCAGAACTCTTGATTCGTGATTGAATCTAATTCATGACGTTCTGCGATGTCGGTTGCCGCTATAACAGCAGACTGAATGGAATGAACGATGTCATCTAAAGAATGATCAGCCATGATCTCTCCAAGTTATTGTCTGATGTACTTGAGCCAAGCGTAACGCTTCCTGGTCGCCAGATATCCGCCCTCTTCTTCGTGTCCGTAAGCCTCCCTCTCAAACGGTATCTCCCGATAAGCCTTATCTCCGTCCCTGTACCGGATAAGGTTGATGAGCCAGAACATTGGATACAGCAACAAGAATCCAATGAAGCCAAGCTCACACCACTGCAGGTAGTGGATCGTCTCATGTCGCTTGGTTGTCTTTGTCATCTCGCCTCGAGCGAATACAAACAAAGCAAGACTGATGGCACCGATTTCAATAGGCGACACCCTGCTCAATAGCGCTGGCACTCGACTGTTTTCTTTGAACACCGGGAAGCATCTTCGGTTTACTGGTTTCATATTTCTCCTTTAAAGGCTGGGGCGGATGGACTTGAACCACCAACTTCCTGGGTAACAACCAGGCGTTCTGCCAATTGAACTACACCCCATCAAGCTTCAGGAACGTTGTGATAGAACAGATCTGCTGTGCGATCGAGGAGGTCTTCGGATGCCTCCATTGGATCGTTTCCGAGACCTATAGCGATTCTGACACCACCTATGAGTAGTGCAAAGCCACCGTCGACGGTATCGACCGTTACATCATCGTACCCAAGATCTTCGAGGGCCATTATTAGTTGGGCACCATTAATCACAGCAAGATTAGAGTTATCCAGATGGGTTCTCAATCGCATCACCGAATTTGTTTTTAGCGTTTAGTCCATCGACCAGGACCGCTTCGTGCATCAACTCTGACGCGTTCACCAAGATCTACCAATAAGGCAATCCACGCTTCGTATCGAACCGGTTCGTTAAAAGATTTCTTTGTTGAAGATGAGAATGCTTCAGATAACCCTTTCACAATACGCATCGTCGGCAACCTTTGTCCCGACTCTACGCGACTTATTTCAGCTTGAGTTAAACCAGACTCTCGAGCAAGGTCCGCTTGGCTCCAATTACGGGCGTCACGATACTTTGCGATCGTCTTGGAAAATTGATTAGATTCTACAGTCGCCATGATTGCTCCCTTAACCGTTACGGTAGCACGATACTGAAGATAAATCAAACTTTGTCATTGACGTAGCGGTAAGGATCTTATAGTCTGCACCCAAAGAGGTCCAGATGAACGACCAACCTACTCTCGAATACGAATTTAGAACCTTCAAGTCAGACATCGATATCATGAGCCAGGTAGAAGCTTTAATACCTGGGTGCATGGTGTACGTGAACTCGTTCGATACGCGGCGAGTGCGACTTAAGAACGCCAATCCAGAGTATTTAGGCGAGCGAGATGAGTGGCTCGTCAAAGCACCGCTACATGCGGCGTGGTTGTTCGAGTCAATCTTGCGTTCGTCCAACGTTCACTTCTGGTGCAGGGCTACGATGCACGAGATCGTTACTCCTTGGTCCAATAAACCGGACGATCGACAAAAACTCGAGGCTAAAGGGCGAGATTTGCTGCACAACGCCATCATGTCGCGGCAAATCAAGGGTCATGTCTCGGATATTGCTACGCCCTACCAACTTATGGGCGCAGCGTGGGCTAACACCCGCCCATATGCCATGAATGTGTGGTCCTGCGGCTCAGGAAAGACGCTTGGGGCTATTATGGCTGCCTTATGTCGCGACGGCGACGTTGTTGTCGTCTGCCCAGCCAAAGCTCGCCACGTTTGGTGGAGTCAGGTACAAGAGTACTCCAACGTCGTTCCGTTCCGGGTGAAGCCACAGGCTGAAGTCCGTAAAAAAGATCAGACGTTTGAGGACTACGCGCACATGTGCCGCGAAAAGGGTCAGCGAAAGTTTGTCATCGTCGGAGCAGAGTCCATTGCCGACAACGTAAAGTTGATTCAACAGATTCAACCGTCAATATTGATCTTCGATGAGATTCATACGCACGGTAACAGTAAGCGTTGGCGGGCTGTACACAATGTTGACGGCACTGTGCGCTTTGAAAAGCGAAAGACCTCTGCCAGTCGGAACCCAAACTCGCAGGTGAACCGTCACGCACGAGCCGTCGCTGTGATGGAGGTATCGCGAATCAAGAGCGTCCGTCTCCGCATGGGCCTCACAGCAACCCCTCTTGATGATGGGCGACCTCGTCGACTGTGGAGTCAGCTTGATCTACTCGCTCCTGGTGGGTTCTCTCACAGCTACTCGAACTTTGCTCATCGCTACTGTGCTGCGAGACCTGGCACATATGGCGGATTGGATGACTCAGGCTCGTCTCACATCGAGGAACTCAAGGCTCGGTGTAGCTTCATGGTTCATGAGGTTCCTTATAGTGAGTCTCACTCCAGCTTACCCAGCACGCGAGTCCAGGTTGACTACCTAACGAACACTGAGTTGAATCGCGCCGACAGGTTTAGTGACGATCAGACATTTACCCAAGCCGTACGTCAAATGAACAAGGAGGCTGGAAACAGGCCCGAAGGTCGTGAGCGTGTCGTCGAGGCCCGACTTGCGGAAGCGTGCAGTCGCAAGCGCAAGTACGTCATCGAAGAGGCTATTGAAGGTCTCAAGGGCGGAGGCAAGGTGGTGATCTTCACCGCTCGACGCAGAGAGACGGAGTTATGGGCTCACCAGTTGCGTCAACAACTGAGCAAGGGCGACGAGGCCCAGAAGGACGTGCCTGTGTGGATGGCACACGGTGGTGTGTCCGAGACCGAGCGCGACGAGATGGTCGATGCGTTCCGGCAGAGTGATAAAGCATGTTGCCTGGTAGCGACAGGGCAGAGCGTCGGTACAGGCGTCGATGGTATGCAGACTGCGAACCTCGCCATCTTTGCCATGCTGCCGTGGAAGCCTGGTGACTTCCTACAGTGGAAGGGTCGGTTCGACCGCCTGGGCGGCAGTCCTACACTACTCAAGGTCGTGGTCGCGCAAGGTACGTACGATGAGCGTGTGGTTCAGATTTTGGTCGACAAGTTTGGACCCATCGAGACTTTCTTGAAGGCGGATGAGCTTGATGGCCTGGGTGACAAGCTTCTAGGTATGGAAGACGAAGACGCACTTGTAAGCAGTATTATCAGCAAGCTAGAGGTAGCATGATGGACCTGAGTGACGAGCGATTCCACCGCAAGACCATCCCTTGGACTCAGCTAGAAGCCGAGGGAGTAGAGCCGCGCAGGGTAATGAAGGAAGCCCAGAAACAACGAATGTGGATGCTGGCTCGCAAGGCAGAGCATCGTTGGCACAATAACAATATTAAGGCGGCACAATGAGAAAGATACTTATTGATGCCGGTCGGTCGTCACGTGGGTGGTCACGTATCGGTACCTTCTCTCGATGCCCCCAGTTGTTTGCTTACGGGCAACGACTCAACCTGACCATGATTCCTGCTCATGCTCTGACTCGTGGCAGCATGGGACACATCCTCCAGGCGCATCAACATGCTATCTGGGGGGCATCCTCTGATGAGGGTGTCTGGGTTGATGAGACATGGCACGATGACCCCAGTGTTTTTTTGGATCCGGAAACAGCCGTAGAGATGTGGTGCGACACCAATGGTGGGCATGAGCACCTGGAACGCATGCTTGAAACGTTTAGGCGGTACATGGCGCGACATCCGGAACCTCCGGGGAATGTTATCAAAGTTGAATACCCCGTGACTGCTGTGTTGGGGAACAAGGATAATCAGTGGGGTCTTTGGGTTGTGCATCTTGACGATGCAGACTTTGATCGTCGTGCTGTGAAAGTCAAAGCGTGGGACGGAGGAACCATTCAGCCTACACCGTTGAACTGTCCGGGGCATCCCGATTCTGGCGCAGCTTTGGTACTCACACGCCGGCTCGACATGGTGACCAAGGAACGAGGTGGGCGCACTTTCATCTGGGATCACAAGCATCAGGCTCGTGTACAGGCGAACAAAAGTGTTGATGGTTACGCAATTGATGGCGGCTTCGCAGCCTTTCGTATTATGGGTAGGCAAATGTATGGGTCCGACTTCGGTGGACTCGGACTGAACTTGATTCAAACACAGGAGCCTTGGCGTGTGGCACGTCCGATGGTTCCTGCTACCCCGCACAGAGATGCTCATTTTGCGCACATGCTCTGGAGGGAGGAGCACCGATTAGCGCGACTTGAGGTAGACTCACCAACCTTTTGGGATTGGCCCAAGGTACAACACGAGACTTCGTGCATCGGACGGTACGGAGCGTGTCCAGGTATTAAGTTCTGCTTTTACGGAGAAGCAGCCAAAACAATTTAGGAGAGATCATGAGCAGTGAAAAACCACCGAATGTGATGGTTACCGTCTACGGTAAACCAAAGCAGAAGAAAACCAGTGACGCATTGGCGGCTTTCCCACGGGCATTGTTCCTGGGTGTGCCGTCAGCGATCACTCTAGTCGCGCAGAACGAACTCGGGTTTACCCCATCCGTTCATTCAGACTCACCAAAGAACTTGCCTGAGCTTGTAAGCATGCTCAAAAGTTTTGCTGAGCTTCGTGATAAGGGAGACTATGACGCCGTCGTTGTCGATGACACAAGTCACCTCTGCCAGCGCTCTATGCTGGAGTGGCAAGATGCAGCGCCGACGGGACGTAGCGGCAAGAAAGATAAGTTCTACCCGTACCAACAGTTGAATCAATACTTGTTGGAGATCGCACATACGTCACGCTACTTAGGCGTTCACCTTCTCATGAACTTTCACGAGAGGCTACCTGGTACAAACGCTGACGGTCGGTTCTGCCCTGGCGGGCCCGATGTGCCTTCCCGTAATCAAGTTGAGACGTTGCCGTCGTGGTGCGACATCAGTGTTCGGTCAATGATTGATCCGACGTACCCAGACCCATGGTTTCCCAGTGTGTACTACTGCGATCCTACCAACCCAGAGTGGGTGACCGGAGATCGTACGGGTGTTTGCTCCGCTAAGACTCCAGGCAATATCAGAGAGATTCTGCGTGCGGGGGAGAGTAACTACAACCTCAGCAGACTTGCCGGTCTGGAATGGCAGGATGATGTTGCTCAGCTTGTGGCTGACGCAATCGTTAGCGGAATGCCTGTACAGGAAGCGATTCAGTCAGCAGTCGCCGGACGTAATGACAACAACCTGCACCTACGATGGGCTTGCCAGGATGGTATCGCTCGAGGTATACTCACAACTCAAAGCAAGCAATCGCTTTTCGACTTCTCGGAAGCAAAGCAGACTTCTGCTTCGTCTCCGAGCTTACCACCACCACCACCAACAAAGTAAATCCAACAATAAGGAGCCATCATGGCTATCAAAGTATCTGGCAACGCATTTCAGGGGATCAGCGCCCTTGGTTCATCTGTACCCGAAGCAGGCTTTTACCAAGTCAGCATCGTAAATGTCGAGCGGGCACCCACCGACAAGCCCACCACTCGTCGAGTGCACGTTCAGTTCGACAACGGATTCAAGATGTTTTCGTTCTTGAGTGTTCCGTTCGACGACACAGGAGCAATGCTCACTGACTTGACCGATAAGCAACTGCGGGGCCGCATGGCTGTGCTGCGCTCTATCCTTGAGTCACTGGGGTACTCGGCGGCTGACATCGAAGGCGCTGCTGAGATCAACACGAACTGGTTCTTGACCGCCCAAAACGGTGGTCGTAAGGCTCACATCGAGTTCATTCCTGGTCAGAAGGGTGTTCAGGGATCATACAACGAGATTGGCAAGTGGCTGACGAAGGTTCAGTTTGATGCCATGAAGGGAGCGGCTAAGACTGCACCGACGACTGCAACAAAGCCCGCTGTGACGAACGGGGCTCCAGTTCCCGCTGCGGGGGTATCATTGCCACCTCCCGCGACCACGGCGCAAGGTATCGTTAGCTAAGTCGTAGACCGAGGGGATTCCTGTTTCCCCTTAGGGCCCAGCAGGGAGGCATGTGGGTGGTCGAATAGATGCCTCAATTTTTATGACTAAAAATCCAAAAGAATGCGGTGCGCGTTGCGATGAGTGTCCTCTGGGACCAAACGGCGCGCTACAGAAAGATGAATGGCGTCCTGTCACAGGAGAGTTCCATCCAGGCGCAAAGATCTTGGCCCTGGGTGAAGCTCCTCGTGCCGAGGACGTCCGTTCGGGTAGGCCCATCATGGGCTCTGCCGCATCGGAGTGGTCAAGGTTTCTCGCTACAGCAGGGCTGAACCGTTCTCATGTCGACCTTGAGAATGTGATCGCATGCAAGCCTCCCGGAAAAGAGGGGGGAGCATGGAACCGAATGGAAAAATCACTCGATAGATTAAACAAGAGGCGCGTGGCTCAGAACAAAGACCCGGTTCCTCACCCGATTGACTGTTGTCGACCACGACTCATGAGTGTGTTGGGCAACTACAACAACTTCATAGCGCTCGGTAAGACTGCTACTCGTGTGCTGTCAGGTCAATCCGGCAGCATACACGGACTTCGTGGCGGCCCCATGTACATCGACGATGAGTGGGTCTGGAGTCTTGAACCCACGAACAAGAAAATGCTGGCGACATTTAGTCCGCACTACGTAACGAGAGCGCCAAACTGGCGACCAGTTATCGAGGCAGACATCTCGAAGGCTATGCGCTGGTTCAACGACAACTTGCGATGGACCGAGCCAGACTCATTGATGAACCCCTCACCTGAGGCACTGGAAGAGTTCCTCGCACAGCCCGCACCTTTCTGGGTGTACGACGTTGAGACTGACGGTATCGAACCTCTAGAGTGCGCGCTGCGTACCGTAGCGATTGCGATCCCCGATCTGGATGAGAATGGGAAGGCTGCACGGACTAAGCCTGCACAGAACTGCCGAGCGGTCGGTGTTGGTCTACTCTCTACTGATGGGGTCACACGTATTTACCCTCAAGAGCAAGAGCGTCAGATCGTCGACATCTTACGTAGAGCCTTCACTGATGGCCGTGTCTGGGTCGGTCACAATGCAGGCTACTACGATCGTATGGTCGTCGAGACTCAGCTTGGCGTCACACCGGAGCCTCTGGTAGACACACTCTTTCATGCTCGATTTCGGTCGCCAGACTTGCCTAAGGGCTTGAAGACAATTGGGTCAGTACTGACTGATGTCGAGCGGTGGGAGACCACGGAGAAGGGCACAAAGATCTCAACGGGCAGTCAAGATGACGAGGAACTTCTACGGTACAACATCATTGATACAGTGGTGAACGCTAGAATCACTGTGCCGTTGATTGATGCGGCCACTGAGATGGGAGCCTTCAGGCCAATATCCGAAGGACTCAAGCCGGACTCTTGGTCAGCGAATCGTTTATGGAATCTGAATGAAGTCGACCACGCGACGCAAGAGATGTGTGTTGGCATGCACAAGTCGGGTGTGTGGATCGACCAAGAGTTGCGTGGATCACTGGAGTGTGAGTACGAGATTTCAGTGAAGAAGCGCTACAAGGCGCTTCAGAAATACGTCAACAGTGATTTCAATCCTGGCAGTGTCGATCAGATTCGGAAGCTTCTGTACGATGATTGGAACCTTGGGATTCCTGCTTCGATGTCGACGAATGAGTTTTATACGGAGACAGGCGCCCCAGGTACAGGCGATGCAGTAATACGCGGGCACCTCGCATCGGGTCAGTTGAGCAGTAGTCAAGAATCATTTTTGAAGGAGCTTCGGCTTTACAGGAGAGAGAAGAACAAGATCCTTGGCACAGTACTCGTGCCCTTACGACGTCGGTCGCAGGACCCAAAGAAGGGGTTGGTCCATGAAGATGGGCGTGTTCGCTCAACATGGAATGCACACGTAACAAGCGTCGGTCGGCTATCAAGCTCTGGACCAAACCTTCAGAACATTGGCAACCGAAAGGGACAAGGAAGACTGAAGTCTATCTTTAGTGCGCCTCCTGGTCGGATTTTTGTCGGTGCAGATCTTGATCAGGCGCATCTGAGAATCACTGCATGCTACTGGCAGATCCCGCGTTTGCTTGAGTGCTTCGCGACCGGTAAAGATCCGCACAACCTTCTGGCCTACGATGTGTTCGGTAGTGACTTCAAGAACGCCAGCGGTTGGGGTCCGGATGGTTTCAGTCTGAATCGTAAGCCTACAGGCGGTGAAGCGAAAGCAATGCGTGATGTCATGAAGACATTTCGCTACGCTTCGATTTACTGGGCTGATCCCATGACTGTATGGCAGGTGTTGACGAGTACGGAGACCGACGACGGTAAGATGCCTTACTTGAAATTCGAACCTCGAGAAGTTCGCCACTTCCACAACAAGTGGTTGAAGGCAGAGCCGGAATGGCTCGACGCTTGGAATCAAATGCTTGGGCAGTACAGCCAACAGGGCTTTATGGAGGAGCCGGTCTTTGGACGGAGATCGGGTCCGTTGTCAGACGGCAAAAAGAATGAGGTGGTGAACTTCCCAATCCTTGCAGCAGAGTCCTCAATCATGAGGCTGGCAGAGCAAGCCGTGATTGGTGCGTTCCCCTTTGATTACGCAGGTCAGGGCACCGGGATGATTCACCAGTGCCATGATTCAATCGGAGTAGAGATTCCTTTGCCTGAGGGGTTGCCGCCGGACTGGAAACCGGTGAATGGTGAGCCCCTGCCGCCCAAGCTGGAAGAAGCCAGACGGGTCGTAGAGGAAGCAATGACTGTGACTATCCCAGGGTGGGATGTTAAGATGACCGCTGAGGCTGAAGTCGGACGCAGCCTCAAAGACATATAGGAGAGAAAATGGAAACGTCTAAGTGGTTCTTGGCGCATTCGAAGCAGGATGCACCAGGAGATATCGAGCAATGGTGTACACAGATCGCAAGGTCTCTTGTACTTGATGGTTGGCAAACTAAGGTGATCTCTGGTCGAGACGATTACCAAACACGAAGTGCGGCTCTTGGCGGGTGGAAAGCCTGGTGCAGAGACGTACCGCATGGGAAAGACTTTACAGGTGCTCCCATGTTTCACGGTGTGATCGTGCCCATGTATTCAGATGACACGATACGCACTGTCGGAAAAGCTACAGCGCAGATTGTGCAGGGCTTTTTGTCTGCGGGTAAGCACGTTTACTGTTGGTGCCCAGCAGAAGATAAGTTTAATCAGATTGAAAATGTAGAGGTGTTGCCGGATGACGACTACCTTTCATGGGCACGGTTAGACTTTAAGTGTTGACACACTGGTAACACTTTTATACACTCAGAAAAACTAAGCGTAACTAGGAGGTTCTATGTCTACGCGACCATACGTCGAGCACGTCTTCAGTAACTTGAAGTCACCTCGACCCAACGGAGATGCATGGGGTATCGACTTGGGTCCAAAGACCTTGCTTGTGGGTTCAAACACAAGCCACAAAAGTACAATCGTACAAGCTGTTGAGCTGGCTATTTCGGGCTCAGCAGATGACATCGTTGGTAGAAGCATTGTTTCTGATGCTGCTCTACTACTCACATTGGCACCAGGAGATGAGCTTGGGGTTACGGCAAAGCTTAGTGACGGTAGCGTGGCTAACTACAACGCGCGTAGAGAGGAGGGCAAGGTCAAGCGCCCTCAACATGATGGGCCAGGCGCAGAGAGTCTTGTCCATCGGTCGGTCGCTGCAGCGCTTTCGGGCTCAGCAACAACTGCGCGCAAGGCATTCTTGGAGTGGTCGAGTAACGATGTGCACCGACAACATATCCTTGCATGTATCCCAGACGAACTGCATGGGAAGTACAACGACATCGCGGAACACCGAGGTCGGAACCTGAGTGAAACAAAGACTCTCGTCGAGGTATTGAATTACTCAAACTCTCGGTCTCGTGAGATTGCAAAGGAGATCAAGGGCGCAGAACTTATCATCGAGAACATCGGTGATACGATTGACGCAAAGCCTACTGACGAAACTATGCAGCGTATGAGGTTCGCTGTTGCGGAAGCTCGTGAGATTCTCGACGCGTCTATCCGAGCGGCGAATACCGGCATGACCCAGGCTGAGAAGCAGTCTGAGTTGGATCGACTGGCGGAGCAGATCAACGCATGGGAAAAGAATCTCATGACGTTGGAGCACCAGAAGAAAGAATTGCTTACTCAACTACCGCAGAAGGGCGAGAACGTTGACTCGGCTATTGCGATTGTGGATGTCGCTGTAAAGCACAGCATGGACCAATGCCCGGTCTGTAGTAGTCAGGTGGGACTTGCACACCTGCAAGCATGCCAGACGTTCTACCAAGATCAACTCAGCCAATGGGAGACGCAGTCGAAGTCGGTGCTAGAGAAGATCGTGGGGATTGATAAGTCGATTGATTCGGCGAATCAAAGCTTGGGAGCGATACAAGCAGAGATCGCTAGAGTGCATGGCACTGAGGTGCGTGCGAAGGACGGTCGTGCCATTCCTGTCAACGAAGCTCAGTCCAGGCTGGAGGTCGCGATGAACGCGCTCAGCAAGATGGAGACTGTTCTCAATCGATGGAATGACCTGACGCATGCGTCGACTCGTGTGAACGAGCTTGCAAGAGATCAGCATAGCTACAAGGATCTTCGCAACGCTTGCGAGATTGCGGTTGGTCATCTGCTAGCGGACCAGACACGAACGTTCACCCAGCTTGTGCAGAAGTTTTTGCCTGAGCACTGGGTCTTCAAGATTGAACTCATGGAAGGAGATCGCGAAGTATTCCGTATGGGGTTTGAGCGTGACGGTCGTCTGCACTGTGCTTTGTCTGGTGCTGAGTGGGCTACTGTGATCACCGCAGTGAGTATGGCGGTTGCCTCGAAGCTCGGTAACGACAAGCCTGCGATCTTGGTTCCTTACGATAGGGCCTGGGATACTCGGACATTGTCCGCAGTCATGAAGGGTTTCCTGAACTTTGAGGGTCAGGTAATCATCGCGAGCACTGTACGTCCGATGGGACGCCCGCCGAAGGGTTGGACGATCATCGATATGGACAAGGTCAGTCAAGGATGGAACGCGTCAGAGGAAGAGCCTGAGCCAAAGGCTGACCCGCCGAAGCGTAAGAAGACAACCCGTAAGAAGGTACGCAATGAAGGTGGCCTGAGCGTGATCAGTCGTAGTGCTCGTAAGCTCGAAGAACGAGGCTTCAGTATGGCTGACATTCTCACCATGACGAAGGAGACTGCGGCTCATCTCATTGAGAACAATATAGAGCCGAACACGGTCGACATTCTTTCTGACGGAGGGTTTGAGATGCGGAAGGTCGACAATATTCTTCCCATCAACCTTCCACCTGCACCGTGAAATGTATTGTTTTAAGTGCGGGAACAAGACACGAGTGATTGATTCGAGACCTTCTGACTCTACGAACGTCTCAAAGAACTTTGTCACACTTAAAGAATACGTCGGTCGGTACACTCAGGAATGGGTGTACCGCCGACGCAGGTGTGAGTGTTGCTCAATCACTTTCAGTACTGTGGAGCTTTCTGTAGAGGACCTACAGAATGGCTGGGAACACAAGTACTAAGCGTCTTGAACTTGGTACTTGAGGACCAGCGTAAACCGATATGGCTTTCCTGCACACACAACCGTTCGTTGCGGAACGTAACGTCGACCACCAGACTCGCTCGGGGCACTCTCAATGATTTGCATTGCTTCATTGAAGGACGCTTCCGTGTCGAATCGAAGGGTGTACTCGCCCGCACTTGTCAGTAGGTGTACGGACTTGGGCTTGAAAGCAGGAGGAGCTTTTACTTTTGGTGCCGCAGCCTTCTTGGCAGGTGCCTTCTTAGGTGCGGCTTTCTTCGCTGCTGTCTTCTTCGGTGCAGCCTTTTTAGGCGCAGTTTTTTTCTTCGGTGCAGCGGTTGTGCTCGCACTCTTTTTCGCGGCTGGCATGAGACCTCCTTGTCAGCTTGGTAAGTATAACAGGATGTTACAGTTTGTGGTTTGACACGGTGTAATGAAACTCGATAGTCTGGTCTCGTCGGGCAGGATTTTGCTTGGTTGAGTTTCGTCGAGGCGACTCGCGCGTGGCTCATTGTCGGGTTTGAAAGCGTAATAAAAGCAGGTGGTGATAATGGAAGTTGATGGCACAGTGGGGATGGAGAGCCCTGAGAGCCAAAATGACGAGGGCGGTCAAGCCTCTGTTGTTGAACGTAGTTCAGAGGTAATCCGTAATCTGATTGATCGGTTGAGTGAGGGTGGTCGACCCGAACACCGAGCAGCTTGGGAGTCAGTACAAGACCCCGATGTAATCAACATGATGGTTGAGGCGTGGCTCACTGACGAGACACAGATGCTCACAAACCTCACCATGATTGAGATGGTACCGAGGCAAGTGCAGAGAGCACGCCAGTATCGTAGGACCATCGAGAACCTCGCGAACGAGGTGAGGCGTCGACGCTCAGAGGAGATTCTCGCAGAGATCGAGGAGCAACTGGGTGAGCTACCGACGATCGACATCATGCTGGATGGTGGCGCTCCACCACCAAGCATAGTGACACGTCAAGTCCTGGCCACACTCAGGGCACCGCGTGGATTCGAAATAGATTTTAACGGAGTCTATCGTTTGGCCGGTCAGCCCGATGGCTCCATCTCGCGTACACGCATTGCCCTTGCACCAATCTTTATTGCGGGGCGTACAGTCGATGTCCTCACGGGCGAGACCAAGCGTCTGCTGGTTTGGCGAGGTGCTAGTGGCTGGCGCTCTCGTGTGGTCGAAAGACGTACGATTGTTGACACGTCAAAGATCATCACACTTTCAAACTGGGACGCACCAGTCAGCACAAACAACACGCTGCATATGGTGTCCTACCTGTCAGAGTTCGACGCTGAGAACGCAGCACGATTCCCTGTAGTTCAGTCAGCCTCGTCGATGGGCTGGCAGCCTGATGGAGGTTTCCTGCTGCCGGATGCCTTCTATTCGAGCAGCGCTAACGCGAACCGTGACTTTTCACTTACGCCACCCACTGGCCTGGAAACTCTTGCGGGTGGCTGGAAAACGAAGGGCACCTGGAACGAATGGCTCGATGCGATGCGGTTAGTGCAGGACTTCCCCTACATGTACATTGCAGCTTACGCCAGTGCCGCTGCGCCTCTCCTTGAGGTTTTGCGCATACCTGGATTCGTGCTCGACTTCAGCGGTGAAACGAGTGGCGGAAAGACCACAGCCTTACGATTTGCAGCATCAGTCTGGGGTCGGCCGGCAGAGTCTTACCCGACAGCCATGTACTCTTGGGATGCAACTAAGGTGTGGATCGAGAGGACGAGTGGGTTCCTGAAGAATCTGCCGCTCATCCTGGACGAGACAAAGCGCGCAAGGCACACCAGAATCGTGCGTGACGTCATCTACGACTTCTGCCAGGGCCAGGGTAGGGGTAGAGGCTCAGTCGACGGTACAAGGCACACAGAGTCGTGGCGTTCGATCTTGATCAGTAGCGGTGAAGGTGCGGCCACGTCGTTCTCGCAGGATGCAGGAACCAGAGCACGCGTGCTGTCGTTGAAGGGCAAGCCGTTGGGAGACGACGTCGTCGTGGGCTCAACTGCAAGTGAAGAGGCTCAGGCGATACTGGCGAGCACTTACGGGCATCTGGGTCGGAAGGTCGTGGAGTACCTCGTAGCCAACACAGAAAGGCACGGTGACATACGCAGCGTGTTCCAGGTCGCGCGACAGAAGTACTCTGAGATTGCAGGCTCGGCCGTCGCACGTCGACACGCCGGGCACCTTGCTGTGCTCGAAGTTACCGCGAGTATCGTGCACAGTTTGGGGGTGCCGCATCCGCGCGTCGATCCCTTCACGTGTTTGCTGGAGTCCCAGGAGCATGCAGGCCATGATGCTGACAGGCCGCTGGCTGCGCTGCAAGACTTCCTGACCTGGTGTGCTGTGAATCAGAAAAGGTTTTGGGGCCGAGGTGAGCGTGATCGAGAGGGCAACACTAAAGCACCCAGCCAAGGCTGGGTCGGAGCCTGGGACCAGCGTGAAGATTGGGACAGGATTGCCGTTACGACTACAGCGTTCAACAACCTCATGCGTGAACTTGGTCATGAGCCTGATGAGATTATTTCGAGATGGAAAGATCGAGAGTGGCTGAAGCTCAGTGGCGGCAGGCAGAAAGCGCGTAGTCGTGTCGTTCGTGTCGATGGTGCGCCAACGCGGTGCTACTGCGTCGATAGAAACGCAGCGGATATGGCGATCGAGGCGGAGTAGATCGAAAAATCCCTGTGCCCATGCGGTGAATCTCCCGGATCGAAAAATCCCGGTGCCCATGCGGGGTGACCCCCGGCTTTGAAAACAGAGCGGTATACGAATGCGGCACCGACAAAAAGATGCGGTGGGCCGGCAGGTTGATAAAAAAAGGGGCCGAAGCCCCAGGTTAGTCGACGAGGTATGCGCAGCCGTGCCAGAAGGCTAGCAGCCATAGGAACGCGAATACGAAGTCAGTCATTGTGTACATTGGCGTCCTCGTCAGTGTCAGGTTGTAGGTAGAAACCAGGACCAGCTTCGTCAGGTTCGAGAAGAATGTGAATCATGCGAAGTATGTCGTCTAGTTCTTTGTGTACGATGGTTAGGGTCGGCTCTGTTGGCATGCGCTCTCAATGTTGAAGGAACCCGATGATTGGTACTCGGGCGTGTGATAGCGGATCGCAGAGTCCACATGTATTGCAGTCGCGTCTTCCTACCTGTGCTGGGCATAGTACCACCTCCCGACCCTCTGGGGTTGTGTACTGTTGGCCGCTCCACTCTGGTGTATTGCGAAGTTGTGGCTTGTTTGATCCTGGGGCTTTGTGTGAAGTGATAGTTACGGCAGCACGCCAACCGGAGTTGACGGCTCGGTCGGCTTGAGCCAGAGTGTCGCAAGACGCCATTGTCAAACCAAGCAGGTGTTTGCCTTTGGTTTCGAAGAAGTGGTTGTAGATGAGCACGCCTCTCATGCCTGCTTTGCGAGCCTTCTTGTGCCACGACAATACCTCATCGCGCTTGAAGATGTTTGGGTCACCGCCTACTGCAGCTCGAATGTATCTTGCTGCACGCCTTGCGTTCGCCAGTGCGTATTCTAGTGTGTATTCCTTGGGGTGTTCAAGAGCCCGTACACGCATTGATTGATGAGCGCCTTGTGTTTGGCCTTGCCAGTAATAGCAGCCGCCACCAGTTTTTGTGATCGGGTCCTTGCGTCTCCATGCGCATCCTGCGCACGACGTTTCAGTTTCGGCTTTGGTTTTGCCGACGTACCCCTGCGGTATATTGCCGGTCTTGCGGTTGTTCGATGTGGGGCGCCATAGCATTGACATGTCATATCCTTGGGCCTTGGTCGTAACGATCATAGGCGAGGTCAGTTTGGGGGGGCTCGATGAAGTTGTAGATGAAGGCGTTTGGTTTGTAGGTGTCGTCGGATACGTGGTACGTAGAGCCCAGAGTGGCGTAGTCGCTGCGTTCGATGTGGATGTCTGGTGCTTGGCGTAGGACGAATGATGTCTGGTGGTACGGGTTGTATTTCACCGGTTGACGTGCTGTTAGGCCAAGCTCGCGGTTGCTCAGGTCAAGCTCGTCGTTGCCGCGTAGCCAGGTGCCTCGTGCGAAAGCGTGTACGTTTTTCTTGCGCTCACGCAACACGCGGCGTCGGCCAGCAGGCTGAACTACCCACTTGACGTCACGGAGTACCACGTACGGAACGTGGTCGATGACCCTGCCTTTGTGGCGTACGCTGTAGCACTTTTTGTGTAGGTTCCAGTAAACTTCAACACGCATTACTCACCTCCCTCTGGAGAACAAAGTTGTTTCAAAACGTCAGCACATTCGTCAATTACGTTATCGATTGTTTTTTGGTCTTCGTCGTTGAAGTGCGGTTTGGCCACCTGTAGCCAGTACATCATATTTATGAACTTCGACCATTGTTCTTCGGGCATTGGCATCAATCACCTCGATCTTCTTTGCGTGCTTTGAGGCGGTGGTCGGCTTCGTTTGCCCGTAGTGAATCGAGCCATTCGTCACACGCTTCACCACGACAGTAGTCGATCTCGTTGTCTTCGAGTTCCAAGGGCTGGTCAGTGATTGGGTCGTATGCGCGAATGATGGTGACAGTGTCGTAGGTCCTGTCGTATTCGCACTCTACCTCGATATCGACCTTGCGGATGAGGCTTGCAATGTATCTGTATCTGTCTGGCATGAGGCACCGTTTGGTTTGAGAAGGTGAGGTCTGAGATGGGTAGGCACGCAATGGCGGGGTGTGTGAAACGTGGGAGAAACACTGTGTGGTGAGAGGAGTGTTGGTACGGCATGGCGAGGCACGCGGTGTACGGGTTTGAGAACTGTGGGAGAGACACTGTGTGGTCGGGATTGGCTAGGCACGAGATGGTGAGGGGCGGGAAGGTCGTCGGAGATACACTGAGTGGTGTGATCTGGCGTGGAATGAGTAGGCTCGCGGTGGGCCGGTGTGGCGAAAAGCAACGGGAGAGACACTGTGGGGTGTGGAAAGGTCCGGGTAGGGTTGGCTCGGCTAGGCTTGATGCGAGACGAGTTGTGTTGATCGAAACGGGAGAGACACTGCGTGAGGTGATATGACCTGAGTTGGTCTGGCGAGGCGAGTGCTGGTACGGCAAGTCGCGTTGCGGGGTGAAGGTGCCAGGTTTTGATGGATGACCTGGCGAACCAATATGTTACGCGGCCACGGACTGCTTGGGGTACTTGCCGTCTGCGCCCATGACCTCGACGCCGAAACGACCGAAGCCGTAACCACGAGAGCCACCGACACCGATGAAGTTGCCGGCCTGCTCAACGAAGTGGATGATGTCGTCGCGACTCATCTTGTCGTTGCCTGCGTAGTTGATAGTGAACTCACAAGACCACTGAGGGACGATTGCACGAGAGGTCGGAACAACAACCATGCCCGATTTCATGAGCGAGTCGTATCGGTATCGTGGATCGTTTGAGATGTCCTCGAGATCGTCAGGCCCATCGTGGATGATCTTCGCAGGACCAGCGATTACAGCGTAGCGCTTGCAGTTTGCACCCATGCGGTCGAGCTTCGCTCCGTCGATGAATGCGCCGCGAAGGTTGGCTGCTGGTAGGTGGAGGCCAAGCTCCTTGTTCCAATACAGTCCAGCCTTTACACGAAGCACAGACATTTGTTCCAGGAGGGATTCGACGTCTGCACCCTTACGCTTGGATGCTTTGTGCAACTCTTTCAGGCGCTTTGCGTATGGGTTGCGAGGGTCAGCAGTTTGGTTGTTGTCCATCATGAGGGCCGTGCGGCCAGTGATGCGGAATGTGATTGAGTTCATGGGTTACTCCGAGAAGGTGTTGCTGGGAAGGCGGACGTTGGGTGTTGTCTCAAGGTTGAGGCGTTCTCGCTCTGCATCCTTGACGGCTTGCAATGCTGAACCCTCGAGGGCACCAAGTCTGACCTGGTGATTGATTTTCCGACGACGTGCATTCATGTCGAGGTCTGTGTCCCGAGTCTTGGTGAGGATGTTGGCACTGCGCCGGATAGCTTTGACGATGTTTTTGGTTGCATCAGCGGATGCGTAGTCAAGGTTTTCTGATGGGGACAGGATCTCGAAGCCGTAGCCATGGATGGTTCGTGGGAACCTGCCGGTTTTGTCCAGTACTCGCTCGCGCCATTGCTCGCGAAGCGTCATCAGATTGAGTGACCAGGAACGATGGACAGTGATGTTGTCCTGATCGGTTGGTGGAACGAGTTCGCTCCATTGGATGAGTTGTTCAGCACTGACTGTGCGGAACTCGTCCGAGTCCTGCAGGGCGTCGAGTGTTGCAGTGACCGCAGCGGTAATAGCTGTGGACAACGTGTCTTTGTCGTACATGGGGCACCGTAGGTGTGGTGGGTATTGGGATGGCCAGAGATGGCACGGATTGGCTTGGTTGGTGCAGGGTATTGGGACTGGAACCCTGCGAACCAGAAGCGTTACTTGGCCTCGCCGACGTCGACGTACTCACGAATCTGCAAGTCGAAGGCAGGGATGTAAGCGTCAGTCACTGATCCACCGGCCTCGGCGATAGCCTTGGTAGCATGGTCAATACCAGCGAAGTGACGGAATGCATTACGGGGCGCAGTGCGTTGACCTGCAGCGGTGACTGCTTGGTATGCGCTGAACAGGTCATTGGTTCCGTGCTCTGCGTGTAACTCTCCGTCGTGACAAGCGTTCCAGTACCGGAAGGCTGCAGTGAACTCCTGTGGCTTGACGAGGCCACGACTGAACAGGACGCCCATGTATGCACCGAACAAGTCGTTTTGTACAGGGATCTGCTTCCACTCATCGACCATGCGGATGCGTTCCAGTACAGGGGTCACTGCGGTGTCACAGATCTCACCGAGCATCCGACCCAGTGTTGGGAACACGTTGGTTGTGTGCTTCGCACTGATCATGTGCTCGCCAGAGAAGCAACCGTTCGCGCAGATGAAGGGCGCACTGCCAATGGCTACCTGGTTGGAGATGGTTTTGTCGTAGCTGGAACGAAGTGCGACGGTGATGGCCTGGCCTGTGAGACCGGAACCGAAGCCGATCATACCGAACAGTTGCGAGCCAGCTTTGTTTAGGGCGTACGTCTCGAACACTGGATCAGCGTTGAGCATGTTGGCCATTGCGTCACGAGCACCGTTGATGAACGAAGCATACGGCACAGGTTGATACTGAGCATTGCCTGACTTTGGATGGTATGTCGTCTCGGGTACGGGGACCTCGCACACGGTGCGGTAGTCTGTCCGGTATGCATCAGGTGCACCGATCGTGCAGATCTGCTGAGACTTGAGTTGCGGGAGTGGCGCTACCCGCGCGCGGTTGAGTTCGGTGTTGAGTCTGGGTGCTGCGATAGGTGTGTTGTTGTGAGGTTGCATTATTGTTCAGTCCATCCTGAGATTTGGGTGAGTTGTTTTTGCATTGCTTGAAGGCGATCCCACTGTGCGGGAGTGATGATGTCGAACAGTTGTGAGTATCGACCGGCAAGCAAGATTGCTGTGTCAATTAGTGCAGCATCGGCTTGGCTGATCTGCATGTTGAAGACTCGGTCTACGTGTAGTTGAGGGAGCATTTTTATTCCTTAGGTGGGGGTGGAGGGAAGGTGCCGTGCTCGTTCGCGGGCTCCGATTGTGCTAGGTGTTTGAGGTTGCGCAGCGTTGACATGAGGCCGGTGTCGAAGTCTGCGTGGCCGACGTGCGGTTGTGGTGCTGGCTCTGGGGCCTGGTTGACGTCGCCGTTGATAGCGTCGGGTGAGTATGGTTCAGCCCGCGCAGCGTCAGCGATAGCGATGTTGATGACTGTAAGTAGACCGTCGAGCTTGAGTTGCTCGTCTTCTGAACAGTGCCGCAGTTCCTCCCAGTCCTGGTAAACCTGCGCCGTTGTTGTTGCCTCGATGGCTCGTTTGTATGCAATGATGTTGTCGATGACCATGTGAGGGATCATTGGGTTGTCTCCGCTGTAGGGTGAGCACGCTCGAAGTAGATGAAGCAATCCTCGATGGTGACCAGTTCACGTTTGATTGCTAGGTTCAAGATGTCTTGGTGGTTGAGGCTGTCATCGTAGGTGGGCACCTCGCGGATGTCGAAGTGGTAGTGCGTCGTGTCCTGGGCAGTGTATGTACCGTCAGGGTCGTAGCCGCTGTGCAGTGTGTACCAATAGCTGAGTCGCTCGCCGTAGTTGTCGTCTTTGTACACATGGTAGACGTCGTACGGCCAGACGGAAGCGGCTCTTGTTGGCGTGCTCGGTTTGGTGATGACGATTTGGAAGGCGACTTCGGGGTCAACCCACTCATGTTTCCAGGGCATGCTTTTCCTCACTTGCTCTCTGTTCACGTGCTTCGATGACAGCTACGCAGATGCGGCGTAGGGTATACAGGTCATCCATGTCGAGGCACTCTTCCAGTAGGGCCTGGTTAAATGTGACCGATGTATCAGCTTCGAAGTCGGTGACCTCGATTTCTACGGAGCAATAGTTTACTTCGATGTCGACGTCAGCAGTCTCGATCCAGACAGGCATTTGCCATTCGAAACTCATTGGAAGGTTGCTCATGATCCACTCACTAGTTGAAGGCCCTTGACCTGGTCGGTCAGTTCGGGCGAGTTGGTTACGTCTTCGATGACACATGTGCCATCAAACTTTGTTGTTCCCGCGCGAGGATATTCTCTGTACGGCATGACTGCCTCGAGTCGTCCATCGAAACGGGATGCGCCGTTCTTGATATCGAACTCACCCTTGCGGATACTGTCGATGTCCCGAATTAGGCAGTTGTAGGTCGACTCATTGATGCGGTCGAGAAGGTAGCGAAGCAAGTTGGCGGCGCCGGTCGTGTTGCGACTGCGGGTCATACCAGGGTTGCCTTTGCGTAGCTCACCCTCGAGCGTAACGGTCAGGCGTACTGGGTACGAACCAGGAGCGAGTTCGTTGGCTAATGACTCAGCGTTCTTTCCGCTGTTGAACTTGCGTAGTGCTTCGAGTTCTAGGTCAGTGATGTTCATTGTTCGTCCCAGGTTTTGAGCATGTAGATGAGTTTGTTCATCGCTGCTGTGTGGTTGGTGAGGTCGTTGAAGTAGCGTGCGTATGCCTCGGGTGTTTGCGCATGATGCATCATTGTCCTGAGACGTTCGCCGTATGCTGTGTTGATGTGTTTGCCGGTCTTGCATATGAGTCGAGCCATTTCGTAAAGCTCTTCGTTTTGCTCTTCAGTCATTCGGAATCTCCTGCTGGTGTCAAAGTGATGGTGTTTGCCTCTTTGTCTACGGTCCAAGACATGCGGCCTGTTGCTATGGCCCGCACCTGGCCAGCTGTGAGATCGGGCAGGAAACCCGACAAGGCAAACATTCGTGCAGACCAGTCTTGAGCCTGTTTGTCGAAGGTAGTGGCGTCGCAAGTCATGCACCACTGCATGACGCCGGGTGCGTAGACGACGTCGTTTCCGTTGATTGTGATTGAGTCGGACATGATGTAGCTCCTGTTACCAATACGGTATATCAAAAGTAAAAAGAAAAATCAAACCAAAAACTGGGTTTTACCGCGAGTCGTCCTGTTGTAATGCTTGGATCATTGCATGATCGGAACCAGGGTCGTGATCCGAGCATGGGATACAGGAGCCGAGTGCAAGCGCTGTTGCGGCTACCTCGAGTTTGTAGTCGGTGTAGCCCTCGAAGCCGCAGTAGTCCCAGTAACGCATGTCACGCATACGCTTCAGCATCTCCTGGAGTTTGTCGATTAGCGGGTCGAGCTGGTCTGTTGCTGCGATTTCGCGAGCAGCACGGTGGTAGACTTGGTGGCTGTCGAGATTGATGCCGCGATTGATTTGTGCGCGAATGGTGGGTTGTTCGTCTTGGTGCTCCGCCAGTTGCAGTAGGTCCATTGAACTCTCACGGTATAGGCATACGAGTTCGGTTTGTCGGTGAGGCCATAGTCTAAGGTTTACTTTCACTTGGTTTGTCCTGTGGAATGGTGGTTAGCGGTTGTGTTGAATCGGCACCAATCGTGACCGTATTCAACTGCGGTCGTAGCTGCGTATTCATGTTTGCCCGCCGCTATCTCGAGGTATTGAAGATGCTGGTAAATGCGGTGAGCTACGTGATCGTTTGTTAGGTTGCGCGCCTGCATCTCGCGGAGAAACGGTTGGGCAAAAGATCCAAGCAACTTCACTGTTTCAATTGGTGGATCGGACAACTCAGTGAAAAACTCCACCTCGAGTAGTGGATCGCCTCCGTCTTGCCACCATGATGAAGCTTGCTCTGAGCGTGGATATTGCAGGTTACCGCAAATATCTAATAGTCCAATCCAGCCGTCAAAAGTGTACATGTGTTGGCGGTATGGACCCATGAAGGTGTATTGGTCGCTCCTGACCCATGCTTTGATGCGAGACTCCAGGTCAAGGTATGGTTGTATTAGGTGGCGTAGCGTGGTGGCCATGATGAACTCCGTCGTTGTGAAGCGGAAGTGCCTCAATAGAGAGTACGTAGGCAAGTCGTTAGGTCCGACACGCTGGTACTGTTTTTTGTTGAAGGGTGCGGTTTTGGTAAGCAGACCGCAAACTGCTTCTCCCTTAGAACGGGATCTCATCCTCGGGCCAGGCGCTCGATGGAGCGGGTGCTGCTGGCGCAGGAGAGTTAGATGGTGGTGGGGCACTGCCCATGTTGCTGTTCGCCCGACTGCCGAACTCGACGCTGTCTGCGAGGATCTCGGTTGACCAGCGCTCCTGGCCTTGCTTGTCGGTGAACTTGCGTGTTCGCAGTTTGCCGGTCACCAGCACCTTCGAGCCTTTGGCAAGGAACTGATTGCAGACCTCGGCCTGCTTGCCGAAGACGGTGACGCGATGCCACTCGGTGTGGTCTGTCCACTCGCCCTGTTGCTTGACCCGCTCGTTGGTTGCAACGCTGAGGTTAGTGACTGCGAGGCCGGAAGCAGTCTGACGTGTGTCAGGTGCAGCCCCAAGGTTTCCGAAAATCATTACGTGGTTTGCCATGATGAACTCCTTAGCAAGTTGGTGGGAGGTTGGTTGTGTTGACCCAGCGACCACCTTGGCGGCTGAGGTCTAGGACTAGACAGTCCATGCTGTCTGTGATTTTGATTTGTTTGATGACCCCCAGTGCAACTGCTGGGCCCATCGTCAGTCGGTCGAATGCCTCGCGGCATCGGTCCAGAGATTCAAGGTAACGTTCACGATGTTGGTTGCCCTCATCGTCGTACCAGTAAACAGAGAATAGTTGGGGCATTAGGACCTCCGAGGGTCGATGGCCTCGCAGTACGCGACCGTGAATAGTGAACTGCAGATGAGAAGCAGGGCGACTTGGAAGATGAACATTACTTTGCAGCCTCTTGATGTTGTTCAGTGGTTGGGAAGATGATGGTGACCGGACCTGCCTGAGCGGCTGCCTCGGCCTCCTTGTCCCAGAGTGTGCGTGGAGCATCACCGGAGTGACGAGTCTCGTGGATGTTTTGGTCTTCACCATTCGAGAATGAGAAGCCCCAGAAGTTGATGGTCATGATGACCTCCTGTCTGTTTCGTGAACACGTTGTAGGGAAGGAAGGACTGTGAACCGCACAGCGCTTTCGCTGATGAGGCCACGGTTTTTGCGGATGACTTTTTGCACCTCTTCGAGTGGTACCCATGCATACACAGTTCCTGTTGGGTTGTTTGGGTCCTCGGCGTAAGGCATGAACTCCTCTACACGTTCGGTCGGGAAGCCGATTTCAACGTGTGTCCAAGGACCTGTGTTGTTTCGGGGAGTGCAGTAGTGGCCTGCAGAAACTTGCATGCTGAATGAGAGTCCGCTTGCACAGTTGTAAATCTCGCGTTGTTGCCATTTGTTGTTGAACATTGGTTTCATTGCTCCTTGAAGTTGATGATTCGGGTAGGAAGACCCATTTGATTTGCGATTGCGATCATGTGTTTTGTGCCTCGAGACTCACCGTCCCAGAGTGCGACCAGGGCGTCGGCGTCTGTTGCCATTTCAGCATTGCGGATGTAGCCAGCACGCTTGCCGTATTGGTCCCAGTCCGCGGGATAGCGTTCGACTCTGAAGGATCGGGAACGGGCGTATTCTTCACCGAGTCTGTCTGCGCCTCTGGCTGTGCCTGAAACGATGACGATGTCGTGCGTCACAGCTTTGTTTTTCAGAATGCGGTCAAGCTTGCGCTAGAGTAAGGAGTAGATGTAAACGCTGGATGCAGTGCGCGAACCAGCAACGATTACACGGTATTGACGTCGGGACATGATGCCCTCCTGTTTAGAGTTGAGGTTTCTGGCGAGGGATGTATGCGTTTTTGAGGTGCCAGATACTGAATGCCTGGGCTGGTGTCATTCCGGAATCCCACCACTTGATTAGTTCTTTGTCGTAGAAGTAGGCTTGCGCTTTGAAGTCTGGGTTTGTGTCCTGGTAGTTGTGTTTCGCGCGCAGGTAGGTGTTTTCCCATTGGTGCCATGAGTCGGGAAGTTCGAAGCTTACGGATTTGCATTGGTAGATGATCCGCTTCGCGCTTGCTGTGAGACGATGCCAGTTGGCCCGAGCTTTGGCTTTGCTCATGTAGAAGTGAGCATGGTATGGCGTTGTTGTACCCTCGAGTGCGTACACCTCGATCGGGTGATTCGTCCAGTGTGAACCGCCAATGCCTTTGATGCATTCGACGAGCGGGCCTTCGACAAGCCCGTCTTCGCTGAAGTAAGTTTCGGGGATGAGATTTGTTGACATTGCAACTCCTGTTGTTGTTTTAAGGGAAAGGATAAAGCGCACAGTAAACCCACCAGACCCGAAGGCCTGGTAGGAATGCAATGGGCTCTAGCCAGTGTACGGATCGTAGAATCCTGGAAGTTCTCCCGCTCGGACAGCGTTGGCCCAAGCAATCTTTTCAGCCCTGCCTGCAACCTTTTCGACGTAGGAGAGTTGGGCGTCGTTGAGGGAGGTATCAATCTGAAGATCGGAGACCTCGGTAGGATCAACGTACCGACCCTGGAGGTAGATCCTGGGACCGGGGTTGCTGTCGAACGCCTCGACCTGGAGACCGTAAGGACCACGGAACCTGTTAAGATTGCCGTGCTTGTCCTCGTAGTCGTAAGGCTTGACGAAGACCCAAGGCTTGGTTGTCTTCTTGGCGTTAGGCGGATCAAGGAACACAACGACCGGCTTCATCCACTCGCTCTGCAACCCGAAGGACATGGATACGCAGGCGTTGATCCGGGCGAGCATGTCCTTGCGGTGGGTGAGGAAACCCTCGACGTAGAGCTTACGTGCTTCCTCGATCGTGTTGCAGTAGAAGTGGATGTGCTCGCCGTCCGGACCGCGGAGGAAGCGTGCGACCCACTGATGGCGGGTACCGTTCTGGACCCACTGGCCCTCGTCGTCCTTCTTCCACTTGGGAACCTTGCCCCAGATGACGGCGTCACCTGAGATGAAGTCCATCGTGTCAGCGACGGGGATGGGTTGAAGTTTAGCGGACGTGCGCGTACGTGATGTAGTCATGATGACCTCTGTTTGTTTTTAGGGAGATGACGGTGTCCGACCGTCGGCGGGTGCTTGATTGCACGGAAGGGAAAACATCTTGCACCCACTGGATGAGATGTTTTCCCTGCAGTGCCATCATGCTGCGGTTTCCGTCAGCCAGATTGTGTAGCCTTCGGATTCGTATGAGGCGAGGGTGGCGATGAACTCGTCTTCGTCAGTGCAAGTGATAGAGTCGTAGACTTCGAGGAAGCCGGGGTTGGCTTCGGAGTTGATAAGGATGAGAGCTTTCATGTCGACCTCCTGGTCGGTTTGAGGTTTAGTCGCGAAGGTAGTAGTCAATAGGCTCGAGAATGATTTCGTAGCCCTCGGCTTCGTACTGCTCGAGTTGGTTGACGAAGTCGTCTTCATCGGTGAAGATTTCAGCGCCGCCTGAGTCAGCGCTGTTGTCGTGGGTTTCAGTGTTTGCTACATCGATGGCGATGAAGTTCACGTACCATCCTTTGTCGAGGACGTGCGCTTGCATGTTGACCTCCTTGGTCAGGTTGAGGGTTCTGCCGTCTGCGGCAAAAGCATAGTGTTACGTCGTTGCGCTCGGTTGAACCTGCCTTTTCGGCTGATGGCTCGAGTGGCGTTACACAACGTAACAGGCGGAGTGTTACGCGAAACAGCAGGAAGAACCTGGGGAATCGCGAGGTGTAACACTGTAACACTGAATCCGTGAATAGGACACAGTTACGTAGATGAGCAGTGGGTTAGCGTTAGTTCGTTTGCTCAAAACCCACTGTCTCTCTCGTCACGTAAGTACATACTACAAAAGTAGTGTTACAGTGTTACAGTGTTGAGAATGCTAGGAACAACCTAGTCTTTGCCGTAACACTGGTCGTGTTACGCTGTGTTACGCTCTGTTACTAGAGCATGCCGAAGTGGTCCATGAGGTACAAACCCCAGAAGGGCGGTGACCTCCAGGTCGGTTTGAGTTTAGTCGTTGAGAGATTCGATCTTGGCATCGATGAGTTCGATGATCGCGAGGTACACGCCGCGCTTGGCGTTGCTCACTCGGATGTCTTTCGGATCGTCGAGAATGGACATCGACTCCGTCAACTCATTGTGTCGGTGCAGTTTTGCTGTAGTACTTTCGCGGAGAGTTGCGAGGTCGTTAGCTGCTTCGGTATCATGTCGCTGCCAGTCAACCCATTCGATGGATTCGATGATTGATCTGATTGCTTGGGTGAAGATGAAGGAAAGCATTGGGAACTCCAGGTTGGTTTGAGTTTGATTACTCACAACGTCCATCCGACCGAAGCCGGATGAGCGCGGAAAGGAATCAATCGGTGAGGGATGCCCAAGTTTCGTCGAACTCTGGATTACGGTCGAGAATCTGCAACTCGAGTATCGCGGCCATCGACTTCAGCATGGCGGCAAAGTGTTTGTGTTCAGCCGCAGAACGTGGGCAGCTATCGAAGCCGTCGTATCGGTCGTAGTCGTAGCCTTGCATGTCGTACAAGTCGCTTACGTGTGCGTGTTGTTCGATCAACCACTCGAGTGGGTTAGGGTTGTCTGTCGGCCATAAGGTAGGAAGTATAAGTCGGTCAGCCATGTGGCCTCCTAAGTGGTTGATATTGTGACTGATTTCACAGAGCGGTCATCGGGCCGAAGGACCGATGAGCACGCAGTGGAATCACTCAGCCTACATCGTCCCATCCGGCGACGTACTTGGCGGCAGCGAAGCCAATCATAAAAGCCTCGCCGTGATCATCTGAGCAAGCGCGTGGCGGGAGCAGTTCGTCAGTCGGAACGTCTAGACGATTAATCTCTTCAGCTACGCAGAACTGAATGAGTTGGCGTCGAGAGACAAAGCGCCCGTTGTCTGGATGACGTAGTGTGTGGCGGTTGTTAGGGGTACTCATTTCGCAATCTCCGGTGCGGGGAACAGCAACTGCTGTTTCGGGGTGGTGGGTGACGCTGGCTTGGCCGGCGCCGCTGTCTTGGGTCGAGCGTGCTCCTGCCACAGCGGCTGCTGGCCGTCCATGGGTCGGAGCTGCTCGAGGTAGAGTTTCTTCATAGAACTCATTGGATCCTCTCGCAGACGAGTGGGTGGATGTCTGTGACCGGGTCCTGTCCCGATCACGAGAGTGCAGACGCATAGGGTGCAGATAGACGCAAGGTCCTTGAGCCATTTGGAACAAATGGTTTAGGTGGGTCCGCGAGGTACGAGTGGAAACCCGAAAGGGCCTTGAGGCTAGCCAGAACTATGCGACAAATGGGAGTGGTCGGGACAAGGGCCTGGGCTCAGAGATCTCACCCATGAGGATCGGATACATTCACCCAACCACACCATCGTATCCCGGCCGTTAGTCTACTCAGATAGATAGATAATACCTCCCCCCCTCCAGGAAAAAGATAGTAGATACAACCAGTTAGATAGTCTAGTCCTCCACCCTACATAGAACCACCAAGAAAGAAAATCCGGCCGGTACTCTAAGTAAAACGCCGACCATAGGGGTGGGGGGTACACCCCAACATTGAACCTCCATGGTACCTTATTGTGGGGGCCTTTCTATTTCCGAGCACATTTTCCAAAACACCTTACCATAATGGTATTACCGCCTTGTCACGATAACCCACCCGTGGTAGGTTGCTGACCTGGAGGCTCCATGCAAACAATCGAAGTACCGATCGACGATAAGATCCTTGCTCAACTGGACGAACTGGTGCCCATTATCAGCGAGTCCGATGCCGTACGCGAGCTTGGCATGGTGGTTACGCGTGCCACCGTTGCACGTCTCGCACTGGTTCGCGGGTTGAAGGACACAAATCTCGCCCCACCACCGCCGGGGGCTACCACCACCGTCAGCGCAACCCCTGCTGCTGCCCCAAAAGCCTCCGCCGAGCCCAGTCAGGCTACGCCTGTCGAAGTTGTCGAGGATCTTGACCTCGATAATTCTGGAATGATTCGACTTCCTGATGGTTGGCATCGTTGGGGTAAGGGCGAACGCATCCCCGATTCCCAGGCGGATGTGCATTCTTACTACGATCGTCAGGGTTGGCGTCGTTATTGGGGTCGAGCGGGCGACGAAACCATGGTGTTTTACTGGTCTCCGGACCCTGCACTACAGGGGGTCGACGCATATGACGGTGTCGATGGGTCGGGTAAGACAATTAAAGTCCAAACAACACCGTATGGGCCGGGTCACATCGTGCCTCATGGATGGTCAGCGTAATGAGTATCGAGATTTCCACACCAGCAGACATTATTTCTACGCTTGAGGAGTTGAATCCTGAAGCCATCATGTACGATGGGTTTGACGACGCGTTGGTTGGTATCATCGCGCGGTGCGGTACAGAGCCAATCGCGTTGTACAATCGCGAAAAGTGCCTCGAGATACTCATGGCAAAGGGTTCAACGTACGAAGAAGCGCTCGATTACTTCTGTTACAACGTTGAGGGGTGCTGGGCGGGGCCCCACACACCCTTTATCGGTTCATTTAATCTGGACCCGGTGGGCATTCGGTACCCCGTAGAAGACTTTATGCCCATTGAGAACCAGGAATCCGCAGCAGAATACTTTGTATCCAAGTTCGTGGGTCCCAAGGGCGGACCTGAAGAGTAGGAAAACGTTCTGAGCTTGTTAATACTTTTCCTACAGGGTAATGTGGGACAATGGAAGACGAATCAGAACGTCCTGAACCGACTTTACCGCCCGCAGATGGGCTCCAACTTGTGCCTCGCACTGTCGTACCTGCGGGTGAGTCCGAAGTTGTAGCCATGTTGGCGGAGCAGACACGCTTTGCCGGCAACGATGAGTTGAAATCGGCAGCGAAAAGCCTACTCGGAGCCGGTTATACGGTGGCAACGACGTCTCGTAGGCTCGGAATTCGGCCGACCACGGTCTGGTCCTGGTCAAAAGAGCCGGAATTCGTCGAAGCAATCCAAGATGGGGCGGAACGACGCCAAAAAGTGCTGGGTGAGGGGCTGCAAGAGGCGGCTGAGGCCGCATTGAGCGCGCTTCTGGAGGTGGCAACGGACGTAGGTGCGCAACCACGGGACCGAGTCAAGGCATCGGAGGCCATATTGGACCGATGTGGGATTACTCCGCAGACAGAGTCGGCAGAAACGCGGGTGGGCGTTACTGTAGACGTAGATTTCGACGAACGATTGGCCCGAATCGTAGCTGGTGGCGCAGCATCGGGCGGAAACTAGCCACAAAAGGAAGAATCATGCACGGAATGGCACCAAAACTAATCATCATGGCGAAGCGCGAGGTAATCGGGGACGATATGCCGGATTTCGATGGCGATTCCTACGTTCAGGCGAAGAAAAAGATGATGAAGGGCGATGATGACGAGGGTCCCAAGAAGGAAGACAAGTATTCCGACGAGCCTCACATGGCGATGAAGGAGATGGCCAAGGAACTGTACAAGGCGTCGAAGATGCACGCGGGTCAAGCCGATAAGCTTATGGAGATCTGCGAAGAGATGTACGGTAAGGAGCATGGCGACGATAAGTCTGAGGATTCCGACGACGATTCGGATGAGAAGCCCCACAAGTCCTACGGTGACCACAACCCGTACGGAAGCAGCAAGTCATATTAAGAAAACGCCCGACCAGAGGAGAGAATCTGATCGGGCGTAAGCTTTGTCGGACTGACCTTTCGGGTCTGTTTGATGGTAACTGCTACCTATATAGCGTGTCAAACATACCAACGCACTATATGTCGTATCGCCTATAGCTTTACTCGAAATCTGCTTTCGATACCGTATTGCTCTTGCATCAGGTTGCAGTACATGGCGGTCACTTTGTGATACTCGTCTGACGTCATATTGGACGGGACACAAAGCTCTATCCGGCAGATGTCCGGCCGGTTGCGGTAGATCTCACAACTCATCGCTGTTTTGCCTTCAGCGTCGATTATGGGTATGCTATGCCCACATGAACCGTCGTTGTTGACGGGGAAGTCATATCCCAGGTTTAGTCCTTGTGATTCTGCTGCAATCACGATCTCACCAACCTTTCGGCAGCAAGCACCGCACATCGTGCAGGGAAACTTTTTAGTAGGATCAGTCATTATGCCTCTTTACGTTTTTGAGTGTAACGCTTGCGATAAGAAGATGGAAATCCTTCAGAAGTTCGATGACACCTGGCCTGATTGTCCAGACTGCGGCAAGCGGATGAAGAAGGGTATTGCCCTGACCAGCTTTGCGTTGAAGGGTGCTGGGTGGGCAAAAGACAACTATGGCCTTAAAAATACAGGCTAGTTATGCTACTTTAGCGTAGGAGTTTCTATGTTTGGTAAGATTGGTAGAGCGATTGGTAAGTACTCCGGTGCGAGTCTCGCGGCGAAGGGTGTCAAGAAGTTGGGTGCTCCGACTACTGCGGCGCTTGTAGCACCTTTGACGCTTGGCGGGGCTGTTTTGGGTGGAACGTCAGAAGGCGCTGCTGCTGCGGATCGACTTAAACAACGCCGACAAGAACGTATCGCAAAAATTAAAGAGTCTCGAAAACTCAGAACCTGAGAGTAATCAATGGCTGATATGACAGACTACGACCGTATCATGCGGCAGAAGCGTGAGGCTACATCTGCACGTTTCGGTACTCTTCCCCCCGAGCTTCAGCCCAGCCCCGACGCAGAAGACCCTCTCAAGGGTGCGGGTTTCGGTGAGCTAACTCCAGAGCAAGAGAAGCAGCTTGAAGAAGAGCAGAAGGCCAAGTCTGCACTTTACGGTCAGCGTCCAATCGATAAGATGATTGAGGGCGCAGACCGTCTATCGTTGGTCGACCCCACGCCGACCATGGATACGATTTCAACGGGCCTTCAATTGGGTCGTGGCGTAATAGATGACGCAAGCTCTTCTGAGCTTGGTCAGATCGCAAGTATTGGTCTCGCAGGGGCTCTAGTTCCGTTCATTCCTGGTAAGGCTATTAGGGCCATGAAATCAGTTCCGGCAGACCATCCTCTGAGAGTCGAAGGGCGTCAGGTTATCAATGACGTCCAGCGCCGAGTCGATGCAGGTGAGCTTACTGATGCTCAGGGCATCAAGGAGATGAATGAAAAGCTCGAGGTTTTGGTTCAGAACATCGGAGTAGAGAGGACGCTCGAGAAGGGCGAGAAAGCCTTTTTGGCTAAGGTAAAGAGGTCGAAGCGTTCGGACGCACAGCTTAAGAAGGCTGGCACCAAAGAGCGGGACCGGTCTGATCAGCGGCGGGCTGAGGCAGCGGGCAAGGCGCAGCGATTGACCTCTGAAATCGATAGAGATTTGTACGGCAAGGGTAGTGTCGGCGAGTTTGCGGGTGGTCAGGGGACGTTTGTTTCAGGCGGTCGCGCACGTGAACTGGATGAGGCTAAGCGTCTGCGCGGCTCACGGAAGGATCCGGCGCAAGAGTATGGGTCTGGACCCACGGCTGAAGGCGCTCGCAAGGTCATGCGTAAGGGCAGAACAGAATATGTTCGTCCGGGCGCTCAGAGGGAGCTTGAGCAGCTTAAGAAGGCTCACAGGGCTAAGCCTCGTAGGGAGCGGGGCCCCGAGCCTACAGCGGCTGATGTACCGAACTTCTACATGACTAAGCAGCAGTTCGAGGAGTTTACGACTCAAAGTACGAATAAGCGCGCAGCTAATTTGGAGCGGCGACGTAAGCAGCGAACTCAGCGCCGTATTGCGGAGTCGGCCGCACAGAAAGAGGCTGCACAGCAGGCGGCTAAGCCAACTCAGTACAATGAGATTGAGATGGATTACCTGCGTAGTCTTCCGGCTGAGAGCTATGACGCTGCTCGTAAGCAGCTTGACGCAGCTAAGGCTGGGGGCATGGTTGTCACCCGCAACAAGAAGGGTGAGTTTGGGTTCAAGTCTGTGGAAGATAAGCGTGACTTCTCTGACAGGAGGCGAACTGGCCCAACAAGAAGGGGACAGCCGCAGGCACCGGCGAAGGACCTGCCTCGACTTAAGAAGAAGCCGACAGCAGATGATGAGTTGAAGGCGCAAACTGTTAGTCGGTTGGACAAGCTCATTGCGGATGCAGACAAGGCTGGGCTTGCTGGTGGTGAGTCCAACGTAATCGTAGAGCGTCTACGCAACACGAAGGCTAGGCTGGAGCGTGGTGCGCTCTCGCCGAGCGATGTAGCTAAGCGCCTGGACAAGCTCGAAAAACGCGCCCCGAACCAAGTTAAAAAAAAACTAAGTAAACCACTGACGGTCGAACAGTTGACTGAAGGCGGAAAATTTGAGCTTTACGTCGGCTCACCAAAAAGTTTTACGGAGTTCCGACCTAGCTCTAGCGGTCAAGTTGGGTCAGGCGTTTATCTAAGTGCAGACCGTGAGGCAGCTAGAGGCTTCTCTCTTAAGACTGGTAGATCGTATCTAGGCGAAGGATCTAGATCTCAGACGGGAAACTTAATGACAGTTGAAGTCGACATTAAGAATCCTATTACTTTGAGTTCTCTCACAGAATCTCAAAAGAAAGACTGGGCAAGAGCGCTTAAGAAGCATGGTCGAACAAAAGAGTTGGGGATGCTTGATAGTGATACGGCAACTTCGTTCGATGTTTACAATTCTTTGCTGGGAATAGTTGGTCCCGGCATGAGAGCGTCCGCTGCGGATGCTGCAAAAGCAAAGCAAATCGCTCAAGACGCAGGCTATGACTCAGTAGTGACTGCATCTAAGTCAGGCACGCCACCAGAGGTTGTTGTATTCAACCCTGAAAACATTAAAATTAAGTCAACAGAAAAAACTCGCTCGAAGGTTGAAGCTGTTGACAAGGGGCCACAAGTGCGAGGATCTGAGTCTGACGACGTCTTTTAAATTCTTGCGACCGTGATATAGTTGTGCCCCGCAATGTAGACAAAGAAAACCCCCGATAGCTTAGGCCGTCGGGGGTTTCTTATTTATGCGTTGCGTAAAATTTCAGCTTCGCGCTGACCTTCTTTCTTCAGAGACTGCATCATCTCTTCGAACGTTTGAGGGTTCCCACCCTCTG